ATCGAATCAAGGCCTGGTACATAAACTCCGCCGTGGCAACGGCCACGGTCAACGTCGATGGCGGGGCATCGCTTGGTACGCTGACCGCGGCTGGTGGCAACACGGTCGCGTCGCAGACGTTCAACTGCGCGCTGGCGATCCATACTATCAACCTGACACCGGGCAACGACGGACAGTTGGCGATCCTTGGCATGGTGACGTGGAACAGCGCTGTGCCGGCGGTGGATTTCATTCAGTCGGGTGTGTCTGGTTCCAAAGTGGCGAACTTTGTTCTCACAACGCCGCCGTTCTCCTCCGGTGCCAACGTCATTTCATTGCTCGCGCCCGATTTGACGGTGGTTGATCTGACGATCAATGACTCCAACGCTCTGACCGACCTCACGCTCTACACGACGCAAATGCAGACACTCATAAATTCCTGCAAGGCCACTGGGGATGTTCTGCTGATGGTTGGGCCGCCATCGAATACGCCGCAAGCCACCAACGGCACGCTGGATCAGTATGCCGCGGTCTTGCAATCGTTGGCGTTATCGAATAACTGCGGCCTGTTAAGCCTGAAAACACGATGGACCAGTTGGGCCGTCACCAACGCAATTCTGCCGTATTTTGACAACCTGCATCCTGGCCCGCTAGGTTATCAGGACTTCGCGCAGGCGGTGGCCGGCGCGATCGCGCCGCAATAAGCGATGAGCGACGCGCTAACCGAACTGCCGCCCGAAGTCCGCGCGCTCCTGGCCGATCACGCCGAGGAGAACGAGTCGGTGCTCGCCGCCATCGGCACGCAGATCGCCGCCAAGCGTGAAGAAGCGAAGGCGGCCCGTGCGTCCTCCGGCATCGAATCGACCTGGAAAGATTGCGAAGAGTCATATTTGGGAATCGACGACGCCAACCGGCATGAGTTCGCGGACGCCAGGTGGGCCAAGCCGATGTCGATGGACGGACCGGTGACGTCCGGCCGGACGCTTCGCGCCACCGACCACAAATCGACCGTCTTCTACAGGCTGACCTCGCGCTACGTTGACGCCGGCGTCGCCAAGCTGACGGAAATCCTCCTGCCGGCCGACGAGAAGGCATTTTCGTTCAGCGAAATGCCGGTGCCCGAGCATATCGCGGCGAGCGAAGACGAGAGCCAGGTGGTTCACTCGGACCTGGGCGTGCCCCTGACCCGTCCGCCGGCTCCGGGCGAGGTGCCACCTGTCGCGCCTGCTATGATGCCCCCGGTGGGTGCGGGGCCCCCTGGCGCCACAGCGACGGCAGGCCAGTCTTCACCCGCACAGCCTGCCGGACCCCCGCCAGCCCCGCCCCAGCCGCCCCGCGTGGCCCTGACCGTCAAGGACCTGGCCGTCGAGGCGATCGAACTCGCGCGGAAAAAGGCCAAGGCGGCCGAGACCAGGATCTACGACTGGATGGTCGCGACCCAGTACCGGGCGGAAATCCGTAAGGTCATCGCGGATCAGGCCCGCATCGGTGTCGGGATATTCGAGGCGCCCACACCCGTCTCGAAGCGCGTCATGGCCGTGCTGCAAAAAGGCGATGGGATCGAACTGGTCATCAAACAGAAGATCATCCCCGCCGGGAAATGGGTCGATCCCTGGGACATATTCCCCGATCCGGCCTGCGGCGAGTTGATCTGCGACGGGGATTTCGTCTTCAAGCGCGACCACATGAGCGGCCGGCAGGTCCGCGGCCTGAAGAAGCTGCCCGGCTACATCGGGAGCCAGATCGACAAGGTACTCGAGGAAGGCCCCAAAAAGGCCAACAGCGACGGCGGCGGACGGCGCCCGGGCGCCGATAAAACAAAGGACAGGTATGAGGTCTGGTATTTCTTCGGGACATTGACCAAGAACGAGATGGCGGCGATCGACGCGGCCTGCGGCAAGACCCCCGCTACCGGCGACGACGACGGCCCGGATGAGGCGCACGCGATCGTGACCCTGATCAACGACTCAGTGGTGCGCGCGACCATCAATCCCCTCGATAGCGGTTCCTTCCCCTATCACTCGGTTCCCTGGCAGCGGCGCGCGGGCCATTGGGCCGGGGTCGGGGTGGCCGAGCAGATGCGCGCCCCCCAGCGGGTCACCAACGCCGCGCTCCGGGCGCTGCTGAACAACGCGGGCAAGTCGGCCGGCAGTCAGTTCGTCATCAACATGGCCGCGATCCGTCCCGCCGATGGCACATGGGCGATCACCCCGGACAAGATCTGGGAAAAGACCATGGACGGGTCGAACGACATCCGCCAGGACTTCCTGGCGATCCCGATTCCCAACGTGACCCAACCGCTGATGGAGATCATCACCCTGGGCGAAAAGATGGCGGAGGAAACGACCAGTATCCCGCTCATTTCGCAAGGCCAGAGCGGCGCCACGACGCCCGACACCCTCGGGGCGACTCAGTTACAAGACAACAACGCGAACCAACTGCTGCGCTCGATCGGCTACATCTGGGACGATCACATCACCGAGCCCGTGGTCAGGCAGTATTACGAGTGGCTGTTGCTTGATCCCTCCGTCCCGAACGAGGAAAAAGGCGAGTTCGAGATCAACGCGCACGGCAGCGCCGCACTCGTGGAACGGGCCATCCAGCATCAGTTTATCGCGCAAATCGTCAATTCGTCGCTCAATCCGGCGTTCGGGCTTGATCCCAAGAAGGCGATGGCCGAACTGGTGAAGGCGAACAAGATCAACCCGGAGGCCCTGCAATACTCCAAGGAAGATCAGGCGAAGATGGACGCCGCGCCGCCGCCGGAGCAGCCAGCGGTTCAGGTGGCGAAGATCAACGCCGACACCCAACTTAAACTCGGAGTCATGAAGCAGACGACCGACCAGCAGACCGTCCAGCACGAGGGGCAGATCGCCGCCGCCGCGCATGTGCTGGAGGTGGGCAAGGTGCAGGTCGATCAGCAGGCGACGCACCTGGACGCGACGATCGAAGCCCACAAGGTGCAGCTACAGCATGAGCAAGCCCTGATGGCGTATGCGGTTCAGCAAAAGATTTCGCTCGATACCGCGAAAATGCAGCTTGCGAAGACAGCGATGTCTCTACAGGTGGAGCAGTCGCTCAACGCCGCGAATAATTCTCACGACATGCGCAAGCACCGCACGCCGCAGCCGCCGAGGCCAGCGGTGCAAGTCCCTGGTCGTGCAGGTAACGGGCGCGCGGCATCGCAGGCGCCGGCACAGTGACGGCCGAGAAAAAGCCCCTCGAAGTCACGCGGATCGCCGGGCACGGCTTCGTCCTGGGCGTGTGCGTGACACCCAAGCAAACGAGCGACGGGCATTGCGGGCGGCACTGGGCGGACATCCGGAACTGTACCGCCGTCGATTTGAACAAGCCCGACATCGCCCATTACGGCAACCTGACATCGGAGGAACTCGCGCAGATCGAGAGGCAGCGGAAAGTTGAGGATGCCGCCATGGCGGACGCGATGGGGAATTTGCTTGAGTGAGGCGCAATGAAAATCTGGTTCGACACAGAGTTCATCGAAGACGGGCGGACCATCGACCTGATCTCGATCGGCATGGTTCGCGAGGACGGCGCCGAATACTACGCCGAGTTCGCCGAGTGCGATCTGTCCAAGGCATCTGACTGGGTGCGTCAGAACGTGTTGCCAAACCTCGTGGGTGGCGAGAAAAAGCGCTACGTTATCGCCGAAGAAGTCAGGCGTTTCATAGGTGAAAACCCCCAAATTTGGGGCTACTACGCCGATTACGATTGGGTCGCGCTGTGCCAGCTTTACGGCACGATGATGGACCTCCCGAAGGGGTTCCCGATGTATTGCCGGGACATCAAGCAATGGTGCGATGCGCTGGGAAATCCGCGATTGCCGGAACAAGGCAAGGGCGAGCACAACGCTTTGGCTGATGCGCGCTGGAACCGGACAGCCTGGGAATTCCTGGCCAGACATGGTGCATGACAGACCTCGCCCTCACTGAGCACGACAGGTCCAGTGGCCTCTGGCTCCGCCTCGTCGCGCACCTTGAGTCCCGGCTACAGGACGCCCGCCGGAAGAACGACGGCCCGCTGAACGAATACGACACCGCGACGCTGCGGGGCGAGATACGTGCCCTGCGGCACATCATCGGGCTTGGAGACAGCCGGCCGCTCCTGACCGGCGACGACGACCAGCCCGGCTAACTGACGACGACCGTGCTTCGGCACGGCCTGTAATCGCCGCCCCGTGGAACTCTCACGTGACGGCGATCCCTTGGAGACCCCACACCCATGGCAGACGAAGACACCGGCACCGCGACGGCTGACGTAGCCGCGGCTGAAGCCGCGTTCGGCGGCGGGTTTCCCGACACCGAACCCAAGACGACCACCGACAAAGCCAAACCAGCCGACGCATCACCGGCAAAGAGGCCCGACCCGGCGGCGACCCCGCCGGAAGACCCCGCCCCGGTGGAGCATGTGCAGGTCACGCGGAAAGAATGGGAGGAAGTGCGGGCCGCCGCGGCAAGGACGGCATCCTACGATTCCCAGTTCAGCAAGGCATTCGGCACGCTGGGTCAAATCCAGAAGATACTGAACGACCAGAAGACCCAGACCCCCGCGCAAACCGCCGCCGCCGTCCGCAAGATCGACATACCCGCATCCGCGTTCCAGGAAATGTCCCGTGATTTCCCAGAACTCGCGACCCAGGTGCAGGCGGCGATGCAGGCCGCGCTTTCAGGTATTCCGCTCGGCGCCAGTGACGCCGATCCGGCTGAGCTTGAACGCCGTCTCTCGGAGTACCATGCCAAGCGGGAGGTCAAGCTACTCGCATCCGAGTTTCCGAATTGGCGCGAGGATGTCGGCGCGGTCGGCCTGGACGAACAACCCGATCCTAACCACCCCTTCCGCAAGTGGTTGAGCGGTAAACCAGCCGACTATCAGGTTCGCGTGAACGAGGCCGAGTCCGCCGACATCATCGGGAGGGCCATCAGACTCTTCCGGCGCGAGACCACCGCGTCCGCCAAACCGACTGCCACACGAGACACCGCGCGAGCCGAACGCATCGCGGCCGCGGTCCAGCCGCGTGGAGACAGAGCTGGCGCGGCGCCGGCGAACACGGCGGAGGATGCCTTTGCCTCCGGCTATGGTCGCTGATGCCGACGCATGAACTTCCACATAGCGTGAGCATGTTCAACCGCGGCTGCTTGCGCCAGCAGTGACGGAACTCCATCGGGACCGATATTGAATATCCCCGCCAACGCCTCGGGCCGGAACTGGCGGACCTCAAGCACCGAGAACCAGGCACGCCGCGCCGGACGATCACCCGCTCCGAGAAGGAGCAAGTCCAAGGCGCCGCGAATACCTTCCTCGGTCGAAATACCGTGCTTGCGGCAGTAATCGTTGAACATCTTCGCGGCGCTGGAACTGAGCATCCGCGCTTCTACACCATTTAGCCTGAAAATGACGACGACCGTGCCTCGGCATGGCCTGCGACCGGCGCCCTGTGACGGCGGTTACTCGGAAGAAAACAAGACAAGCAACCGAAACCACCAGTCAAATACAGGAGAATACACCCATGGCAACTATGAGCTACGGCACGGCACAGGCCAGAATCGACAAATTTAAGGGGGAGATACTTAAACATGCTGTCCCACTCGAAGTATTAAGTCGTTCCGGTAGACAAATAAAAATGCCGAGCAACGCTTCAAAAACTTATGTCGCACGCCGCTGGCTCCCGTACGGCGCGACCGCCACCAACCAGAACACGCAGAACCAATTTTTTTCTAACTCGACAGGCGACAGGGGCAACGTCCTGGTCCAGGCGCACCAGATCGCGGAAGGCGTGACGCCGCCGCCGGACAGCATCGTGCCGGTCGATACGACCGTTGTGATGCAGCAGTATGGCGCGCTGTACAGCTACACCGACCAGGCCGCCGACCTCTATGAGGACGATATTCCCGAAGCCATGGCGCAGCAGCTTGGCGAGCGGATCACTCTCGTTAACGAAATGATCAACTGGGGCGCGCTGCGGGCTGGAACGAACGCCTATTACGGCGGCGCCGGCACCTCGCTCTCGACGGTCAACGGTCCGCTCACCCTCGGCATGGTCCGCAAGATCGCGAAAGGGCTGCAAGCGAACCACGGGGCGATGGTCAACAAGGTGCTGTCCGCGGGCCGGAACTTCGAGACCTCGCCCATCGCGCCCGGCTACACGGTGTTCTGCCACACCGACCTGGAACCCGACATCCGCGATCTGCCCAATTTCATTCCCGCCCAATCGTATGCGTCCGGCAATCCGATGGAGAATGAACTCGGCGCCTGCG